GCCTTCCACTTCGACAGGATCAAGTATGGCTACTGGGCTGACTACCCCAGATTTACCAACTTGCCACACAACATCGAGCAATTCTGTATACATACCCTCCTTCTGCTCTTTGAGAGCAAAAGCGCCACGAGGATGGTGGGCTGTATGTCCCAGTTTATTGAAGGAATTAGTACAGTCTATACGATATACAATACCATCCGTAGGATAGTTACTGTAGTCGAAGGTATCTACTGTGTTAAATCCTTCCTGGGCCAAGAAAGAAAGTGTCTCAGTATATGTAGAGTGACGAACACCCTGCATATCATAGGCCACAAAAGTCAGTGGTCGAGTACGAAACTCGGCCAGATCCTTGAGATTAAGTGACCCCGCTGCGACATTTCTCGCATTGGTGACATTCGAGGGGCAAACTACTTCACCAGTAATCTGTACTTCTCCCTTCAAGGGAATAGTACGAGGAACTAATGTTTCGAGTTTGTCGGTAATCTCTCGGCCAAGATTACCATCCCCACGAGTCAATCCAAGTGCCAAGTGACCATTTACATATAGTAAAGACACTGCGGCACCGTCTAACTTAGGGCTAACTACATAGTCCATTAAGTTAGTAGGAGCTTCTGCAAGATTGAAAAACTTTTGTAAAGAGTACATACGATACATATGTGGAACTCCATCAGTTACCTGATAGCCCACTTGATCGTAGTTATACTTTTTTACTAACGCATCAAACTCACTGTCGGAGATTATAGGATACCCCGAGAAGTAAGCAATACTCGCTTTTTCAAGAAATTCACGCATACTATCTCCCAAATTTGAAAAGATATTATACTAAAGTTTTAGGAAATTGTCAAGAACTATTTTAAGTAAAGGTTATCTATCAGGTCCTGGAACTGCTCTTCTATTATCTCTTTGCTCTCCGCCAGAGATAGTATTTCAGTTAGACCAACAAATAGTTCCCTAGAGTTGTTAAAGTCTAGTGGCATAGCTACTCCTTCTGGTGTAGGTTTCCATTCTTCGTTAAAATCTAAATAGTATTTACGAAGATGTAAATATTCTACACCCCTAAAGGCACTTACAGTGAGCCGTACTTGTACTTCTTTGTCTTCATCGTAGTGAATGACTTTTTCATACATTTCTGGAGCTTCATGTAGTAACATAGATACTACCTCTCATTCTGCAAAACGGAAGCAAGAGGTATTACACTAGTAACATTCTCTGGTTTTAGTAGACGATAAGAATCAGTATCCCAGCAAAATAATAGCAAAGTGCTATCAGATTCTTTGGCTCTGTTCTTCTTGTCTTGTATATACGGAGTGGAAAAATCCAGGGTACATACATTATACTTTAACTTATTTGAGTTTTCACTCCGATAAGTAATTATTGCGTCACCGCAATCCTTTACAAGGTCTGCTAGATCTTCTTTTTTCACAAGTACTCCTTAGGTAGCAGGTCAGTAAAATTTTTTACTTTGCCGAACTCTAAGGTTCTTTTTCCAGATAGCAGAAAACCACTCTCCGCTAAGAGAGTGGTTTAAGTAAAAATTAATTAGTTACTGGCTACGTTACCAATAACTCCAGTAAAGTATTGAGCGGCTTTACCAGTTAGTTTTGAAACTACGTCTTCGTCTACTTCTTGTCCAGCGTCTGAGAGTGCAGCAATCAAGGCTTCTTGAGCAGCAGCTTTTGATACTCGACCGCCTCCAGTACCGCCAGCAGCTTTAGTAGCTCCACCGGCTGCAGGGGTTTTCTTAACGTATACGCCAGCTTTGGTAAGAATCATACGAACGCCATTTGGAGATTCTTCTAGGTCTTCTGCGATTGCTTTGACAATCTCCATGCTAGTTTCGGGGGTAGGCTCTTGCTCTTCATACATTGATACTGCCTGAGCCTTCTTGTCGTCATCCCATGCCATTCTTCGTTTCCTCTTTGGTTGTTTTGAACCTGGGCAAGTACCCAAGCGGTTAAGTTGTTGTTGATAAAATCGGTCGCCCATTGGTTCCCTCACTTTTGAAATTATATTATACTTCAATATAAGGAAGTTGTCAAGAAATATTTTTATAAACGTGAGAAGTCAACTCCGTATTTTTCTAAATGCTCTAGGGAACCCAGGTCATACGCTAGAGAACTTGCAAAGAATCCTCCAGTCTCTATACCACTAATCCAGAACTCTCTGTCAGTATCGAAAGGCTCTCTTACCCATATTGTATAGCATTTTGCACCATACTTCTTTTCATAGTTTGTATCTTTAAACCCAGCACGTTCTGCTTGATAGTGTATTGAAAGCTCTTGACAAATTTCTGCAGGAGCATGATGCCTAGCAGACCATACAATTTGTCCAACTTTGAAATCTTCTGCTATACACTCTTCAGGTAGGTATCCTACTTCAGTCCGTTCTTCTTTAGATACGCCTCGACTAGGGATACCGACTCTTTCCACAATGGATTTGACAAATCCGGAGGATCTGTATAAAGACTTGGCGATGGCTGCAATTGAATCCCCCGATAAGTAATCTCGAATGACCTCTGCGATTTCCATTTCGCTGGCGCCTTTACCTCTATTTTGAGATTTTCGTAGTTGTACATATGCGGTTCTTTCATCATAGTCCTCTATAATCTTAGAGAGTCTCGCTGTATTGTACGAAATATTCAGGATTCCGCAAGCCTCTTTCTTTGTTATCGCCTTCGATCCGTCCGAAGGGTTTAGAAGGTCTTTCACTTTCTGTACGTTCTCGGGGCTTAGGTTCTCGTAGTCTCTCTTCTTGACCATTCTCAATCCTCTCTATTTCTCTGTTAATATACCACACAGCTTTCTTTAGGTCTTCTACTTCATTCTGTTTAAGTCCTGCTCGCCATATATACTTTGTAGCGTTACCCAGGCAGAAGTTCATGTGCTCTGTAATTTGTATACACTCTACTCCGCTTGGGTGTGCTGTATAATGCGGAGGCTTGTTTACACTATCTGTCATTCTTCTTCCTCTTCAAAATCACAGTACCAAGGCCCACTATCTGGTTCACTATACCACCAATCTTCTTCTAAAGCGTTAGGGCATCGTACAGGATCTCCATTACTATACCCATCTCCTGTTAGAAACTCACCACACTTTGGGCATACATCATCGCTCATTTCGCTGTGATCCTCTGTTCATAGTCAGCAAGAGACTCATCCCACCAACTGGGAGCTGGTCTGTGAGACCAAGCGGCAAAAGTAGCCTTATCGAGATGATAGTAGTCACGATAAGACTGTATAGGGTTGTCATAGTCTTTGAGGATTTCAGGCATCGCAAGTCCGAACGTGGTGAACCCCACTCGTTCAAAATGCTTTGGCTCGGGTAATTCATTGATAACTGTAACTGATTTGTGTTGTTTTCCATATCTATATCTGTATTCTTCTCCAAGTGCGTTTCCATAACAATGAGTCCACTCGAAATTATCGAGTGAGCTTCTCGCCCAAATTGTGCAAGGATGATTGTACATCATCGGCAGGTACGGAGTAACAGTACGCTCTTCAGGTTTAAGAGGCTTCTCTGGAGCTTTGGCTTCATTCAGGATAGCATTCTCTTCTTTGGTAAGAGCGCGAGGAACAAACCCCAGGAGATTGTCTATCCAGATACAAGTACATAGTATCTGTGCAACTTCCAAAGGCATTTTTACAATATGTTTATCGACATGGGCTTCTGCACACTTGTCGAGATTTTCGTCAAGGTAAAATAAATTCATGGTTACTCCGAAAATTTTATATATTATACTAAACTACAAGCTCTTTGTCAAGAGTTATTTTAGCGTCTACACTATGTACAAGTTCATCAGTAGTGTACGTTCGTACCTCTACAGATGAATGATAAACTATTGCCATGTGCTCTGCAAAATTTATTGCGCTATCAAACTCACTGAATCTTGTATATTTTTTATATCCATTTTTTTCGAAAGTAACCATGTAATCTTTCATATTAGTTGCAGACTCCTGCATCATCAGAGGCATCGTATCCTGTGTCCCCACAGCCATAAACGCCGTTATTGTTAGTATCACAGGCTCGTTGCCAAGCGACTTGAGTAAACGTTAGACCCTCTGACCAAGGTACATAGGCTTTACACCATTCGTGAGAACCAACGGTCATGTCGTCATCTGTACCGTTATCAATTTCTACATAATCCCGTCGAGTAGTTTCAGGGAATACTTTGAATTGAATAGTCCTTCCGTTGTTATAGTTCTGTTGACGGTATAGCGTATCTTTTGTTACATGAATCTTTTCGCTATCTTCAAGTGTTAAAGTAGAGCCGTCATCATAATTAATTACAGTTCCTGCAGCTACACAAATAGGTAGAATAGCCAACAGACCTAGTAAATACTTCATTCTCTCTCCTAAGGAGACTAAACTTCTTCTAATCTCCGCATGAGCCGCTCGGCTCGGTTTGTAACTTGTCGATACCATAAAGAGTCTCGACCTTCTACTGCTGCCTCTTTCCACTTTCCTTGAGACAGCATATTTTTAAAATTCACAAATTTTGCAAGACGCGTAGCGCCCAGATTAAATGCCATATTTACTACTACTAATTGCACCTCTTCCGGCCAATTGTGCCATTGTCCGTATAATCGTTCGCAGTCCTTAATGGCAGTGACAACATCGTTATCGAAGCACTCCCTGGATCGTTGTGCCGTAATGGGAGTGCCGGTAGGCTTTCCATGCTCTTCATCTTCTGTCGTGACCAAGTGTCCGACACCGAAAGTAGGGTAGCCCAAGTGGTCGTTATAAATTTCAAGAACTTCTCCTTCATCTGCTTTAATTTCTTCATACAATCTTTCACGATTCATTCTATCTTCCTAGCCTTATATATTAAAGCTCTCACCGCACACCTTAGAGTGCGATATCAACAGCGTATGAGACGACAAATTTGATCTGATCGTTATCGTAACCACCCTCTGCAGCTCCACCTTTTACATCAGTATCCGAAATCATAAAAGTAAAGCCGCCCTTTGAGACCGTTACGTTATAATCGTAATAACCTTCAGCATTGCCGTTAAAA